CATATAGGGGGGATAAATCCCTTCATAATATAAAGCGTATTACTGCTGATTTTATAACGACTTTTTTAAAAAAAATAATTTTTTCTATCTTATTATAAATAGGTAGATTCTCGTGATAAACCTCGATAAAATACGAGTAATAGTGGTTTGCTTGTTGAGTGATTGTGTAAAAATGAGCTAAGAACCTTGATTTTAGGGCATTCTCTGTTTGTGCTGTGGATGCTGCTTTCACGATTGCGTCCTTGGCATATAGTGCGTTCAGATACAATGTTTCCGCTTTATCCTTTATCTTGGCTACCCGAAGCAGTGTCATTGCCTTGGTAACCTTTGCGATCTCTATCGCTGTTTTCGCAAGTTTAAATCCTGCGATGGCTGTCGCCAGTGTGGTCACGGTAGGTATAAAACCTTTCCATTCCACGAATTTGTCGAGTACATTTGCCGCTGCGCCCAGTACATCCAAGAGTGCCCCGACCAGTGCCGGAAGTCCTCCGCTTACCAGACTGCTTGCATCATCACTTGCGCCCCCGAAGGCTTCCGAGAATTTCTGCTGCACATCTGATAACAAATCCATGATCGCCTGTAGTTGTGGCTCATGCTCTGCAATTGTATCTTTTAATCCGCCCAGTGTTGCTTCGGCGGTGCTTCCTATCCATCCAATGAATGACTGGAAATCATCCCACAGGTTCTGGATCACTCCAAGGAATGTCTGCACGCTTCCGGGCAGTTCTACACCGAAATCTTCCGCCAGTGTTGACGAGAATGCTTCGGAGAAACTCTGACCGTCCACTATCTTTCCGACAAAATCCAGAACACCGCCTGCCATCTGACCGACTCCGTTCATGAATTCTTGGATTGGTAGTTTCTGAATGAGTTCGCTGAACCCTGCCGTAATATCCGGGATTTTCAATGCCACCGCATCTATGATCTGCATCGCATACGGTCCGAAGTCCTCTACCATGCTTATCTTTAGGTCGCTGATTGCCGACTGGAATCGTGCCAGTGCGCCTTGTAATGTTCCGGTCGCTGTTGCATCCATTGCATCCAGTGCGCCAGTTGAATTGTCGATTGCTCCGGCGAGTTCATCCCATGCTGATGCAGAGCCGTTTACTCCCTCTTTTACTCCGTCCAGTAAGTAACCAAACTGTGAGTAGTAGTTCGTCCCGGCAATTGCTGACATATAGGAGTTTTTCTGCTCCTGCGTCATTCCTGCCATTGCACCGTTTAGGTCCACGAGGATATCCCTCATGTTCCTCATTTCCCCGGAACTGTCGTAAACTGCGACACCTAAATCCTTGAATGCCTTTTGTGCTACATCCTTGGTGCTGATTCGTACAAGCATTGAGTTCAACGCTGTACCTGCTTCACTGCCCTTGATACCGTTGTTCGCCAAGATTCCGAGTGCTGTGGAGGTTTCCTTGTAGTTCATACCTGCGGCTCTGGCTGCACCACCGCATCCGATGAATGCATCCATAAGGTCTGCAGCCGTGGTATTCGCCTTGTTGTTGGTTGTTACGATAACATCGAGGTATCCCTGTAAGTCATCTATTCCAACTCCCATGGCACTCATAGAATCTGTTACCTGGTCACTGGTGGTAGCAAGGTCTGCCTGCGTTGCTTCTGCGAGTTTAAGCACTGGTGTTAAGGCTGCGGTACTTTCTTCCACATTCCATCCCGCCAGTGCCATATATCCCAAGGCATCGGCCGCCTCCGAAGCCGTGAAGGTTGTCGCTTTACCTGCTTCTCTGGCCGCAGCAGACAGTTTCGCATAATCGTCCGCAGATGCCCCTGCGATAGCAGAGGTGTTTGCCATTGCCTGTTCAAATTCCGCATACTCATCAACCGCACCGGATATGAAGTCTCCGACCTTAACGGCTGCGAATGCTGCGGCTGCCACTGCTGCGGCTTTCTTAGCAACGCTCGCTATTTTGTTTAATCCGTCCTCGGTTACTCCGAGACTTTGCTTGAAAGAGTTTTCGACCTTGCCTGCGATTTTAATGGCGAGTTCCTGCTCTTTGCTGCTGCTTGCCAATGTCTGCCACCTCCTCGGCTATTTCCCGCAATTCAAAAACGGACAGAGATAGAAAGAAATCTATCCCGGTCCGTAATGTCATTGATAACTGTATTGCGAGTTTCCGGAGGTTTGCACCGTCAGTTGGACTTATTCCGCTCCGTAGAAAAAAGCTGTCACACGGTTCTTGACCTTGACTGCTTCCTTCGGGTGTAATCCCTTGAAAAATTCCACCGGAAGTTTGGTTGCCTTGGCAGCGATGATGCACGCATACTCCAAGGACATTTCCGGGAGGAATGTGAATGATCCGGTTCTGTCCAGAATCTTATTTGCTGCGATCATGTCCGCTGCTGTCAGATTGTCCAGTCCGCTCAGATCGATTTTGTCATAGGTTTCGCCCTCGAATGTGTACGGCTTATTAAAAACTACCGTATACTCGTTCTCGATCACTTCTCCGTCTTTGTCCAATACCTCTACTGCTACCTCTGTTTTATTTGTCTCTTTTTCCATCTTGCTCGTCCTCCTTGATTAACACTGCTTTCTGATTTTTGCCAGTAAATCCACACCATTGACCTTGTAAACGTTGTTGATCTTGTCAAGTTCGATTCTCTGCTTTCCGTCCAACTCAATCATGATATATGTGATCTCCACTGTCACTGCTGCGTCCATCGCTCCGCCCTGCTTCACGGTGCCGCCTGTGAGTTTCTTCTGTCGTCCACGGACAACTACTCTCATTCCCTTATAGTCAATACCGCCTGTGCTCTTGACTGTGAACTGCTCACTGGCTCTGAGTGTCAGATTCAGCGAAGTTGCCGGGGACATGAGTTTGAATGCGTCCTCATCGAGGATGCGGAACGGAATCTCCAGTTCCATGCTTCCGAACTGTCCGATGATTACTTCCTCGATTTCTCCAAGGATACCGGGACCGCTCAGTGTCTCGGTCATTCCCTCGAAGTCCGGCAGGGAGATTTCCCCTGTCAGACCCACGAGTGCTGTTCCGTTGTTGTAAAGGTTGAAGTTATTAATAACTCCGGGAATACCTAATGCGCCCATTCTTATTCACCTCCGTTTAATGCTGCGGATAACATATCCGGGTCAAATTCCAAAATGTTGAGGATATCCTCTGCAGGTACATACGGTGCGAGGTACTGGTGGAACTGGATCTTGCCGTTGAGGATGTCCGTTACCGGGTTTTCGTCCTCGCTGAATTCAATTCTCGCCCCTGCACACTTGCCCTGTGATACATAGGAGTTTCCTCTGATGTTCTCGCTGTCTACGATGGACTCGATGAGACGGTAGTTGCCCGGTTCATCGACCTTCTGCTTGTAGGTCAGAATGAAGCTGTTGCCCCACCATGAGAAAAATCTACGGCAGCAGAACCATCTGTCTTTCGGGTCTGTATTCGCCGGATAGCACGCTGTGTTGTTGCCCCATGACTTCCATCCGGAATCATTGATTGCGGTAATGATTCCCTGTCCGTTTAAGAGGTTCGCCTGCGGCTGATCCAGTGTTACCTCTGTTCCATTTTCCAGACAGAGACCAGTAATTCCGATCAGCTTATTGGAAGGGGAGAGGTTCGGCACATCATCGTTGCTTGCGTCTGTGTACGCTGTCAATGCTCCGAAGATAGCGGAATATGCATACTGCTTCGTTCCGACCTTTACCTGCGGCCAGAGAAGTGCTGCGTGCTTGTTGGTGTATCCGTTCTTATTCTTCCAGTCGTTGCAGTCTGTGTACTTGGTTGCTTCTGCGGTGTCGATATCGAGGATGCATTCGCAAGTGAATACTCCGTTGATTTCCTCGCACTTTGCTGCAAGGGCGATACCTACATTCGGCTTCTGCGTCCATCCTGGTGCTAAGAGCAGACCCGGTGTCATGCTGAATTTCGGATAGATGTGGCGGATTAACTCCATACCAGTCTCTGCTCCGGTGCTTGCATTGTATCCACCGATGATGTCGCTCTCTGTTACGGCAGTCGGGTCGATGCTTGTGCTATTGACTGTGAGGGTCTTGGCTGATGCACCCTTGCCTCCTGCGGTTAATGTGATCACAAGGTATCCGTCATCATCGAATGTCGTGATGTAGTCCGTTCCGGCTGTGAGTGTGGCTTCGTTTGCCTTTACCTCTACGGTATCTGCGAGGATGCCTGCCACCTTTACTGTTGCCTGCATCTTCTCCACATTCACGGTCTGTTCCTCGTTTGCTTTCTTGTGTTTCTTCGGGTCGAGCACATTGATTAAGATAATCGGTGCGACATTGAGAACACGGAAGCAAGCGTCCATGCTCTGGCAGAGCGTGTAATTCTTGAAATCGTCACTGTATCCAACCTGCTCCACGGCTTCACTGAAACTGTAGGCGATCATCGGTACATTGGTTGCCTTGTACGGGTCGGCTGCGAGGTTCACAGGTGCTGTTCCGATGATTACCTGCAGTCCGGCTGTTCCTGTAACGGGGGCGACCAGGCTCGTTGCCTGCTCTTTTACCCTTACTCCATGATTGTAAGCCATTGCTTTTCTCTCCTTCCTTAAGCCTTATACTCGGCTGCTTTTTTATAAAATACATAAGCGGCACCGCTCTGTGATGCGATGTCTGCGTTCACGGCCGCCAGATTACTGATCGGCACGACCAGATTGTAAATCGCAGGTTCTTTCTCCATTGCAGTTTTCAATCCGTCCGGCAGTCCGTTGTTGAAGAACTGATTGTGTGTTGCCACTCCCAGAATTGTCGGGCCGGCATACACCATCGTTTCCTGTGTCTTGGCTACCGTCTTTGCTTCCTGCTTGGCTTCCGCCTGCACTGCTTTTGTCTTTGCTTCGCTCATGCGAATCTATCCTCCTTCCTTATTGCTGCTGTTGCAAATGTCATGCTCGCTGCTCCGAAGAAGTAAGGGAATGATTCTTCGTCCTGCAGTGCCCAGTCGAATGGGTGCTGCTCATCATTCATAAAATAGAATTGCTTTGCGAGCATTGGTTCTTTCATGAACCGTTCCTGTATCTTCTGGATGATTCCAAGGACACCCTTGTGTCCGTTGTTTCCTGCGTCATCGTCAAAATATCCGATCAGCAGTGTGACGAACACTTCCTGCGGTTCTACACCGCCCTTGGCTTGCCCTGTTTCCACTCGGACGATCACATACGGAATCGGGTCCGGTGCATCTTCGTCCTGTCTGATGGGGAGGTTCTGCTCATAGACATTCATCTTGATGTACTCCCCTGCGGAATCCTTGAAGAGGTCATCCCTAAAAATAACCCCTATTTCCTTTACAAGTTCTTCCTGTAAAATCTGCGCCGTCATTTACTTGCCTCCCAGTATTTTGTCGATCTGCTTCTGGATGTTCTTCTGCAGGTTCTTTTCTATGTTAGGCTTTACGATGCCATATACCTTGGCTTCGTTTCCTACCATGGTAGGAATGGACGGACTGAGTAATTTCTTAAGTGGCAGCCTTGATATTCCTTTTCTCTGAACTACAGAAACATGACCACTTCCGAATTTGGTAATAAAAGCCTTGAGGTTACCCTTTTGCAGACTTTTCAGTCCACTTGCTTTCAGTACCTTACCTCTGGCCGCATCTGTTGAAGTATTGTCTTTGTACTTGAAGTCCGCCAACTCATTCACTGCCCCTGTAATTTTCAGAGTGGCTGTCGGATTGGATGCCGTTGCGTTCTTCTGAGCGATAGCCTTCTTAAACCTCGGACTCTTTACCGCATAGGTTTCCTTGGCTTTGTCAGCCAGATCCTTTTTGGCATCCCTGGCGGTCGCATTCACGGCATTCTTTAATGCCTGCGGTGCTTTCGCTTTCATGTCCTTCAGTTTCAGTTCTATCCTCTGGAGTTGAGTCTGGTCGACTTCAAACTCTATCATTCCGCTTTGCAATCCACTCATTACTTCGTCCTGTTAGCCTCCATGGTTATTGTGTATACTCCGTCCTCGTCTGTGGAATCGGTTACCATGTACCTCTTTTCATCAAAGACGATCTGCCGACCGATGGCGGGCAGTGGTCCGAAGTCATCCGCCTTGACATAGATTAGTTTCTGCTTCACATACACACCGTCCATGTTGGATTTCATCTTCTTTTCTCTTTCGATGATTTCATTGTCATCTACGAGAACCGGGATTTCTTTTCCGTCCACGGTGTGCATATCTGCGAATTCATCCACATTCATGAAGGTGTTATTCACATCGTCCTTCATGACTTCTTTGAATGATTTTCTAACCATTCTTTTTCGCCCCTTTACTTCGGGTCGGTGTCTTTGGCACTCTGCCGACTACATTCTCCGGGGTTTCTCCGTTCTTGGATTCCCCTGCCAGTCCTGCTGTGGCGGTAGCAGGAGTCGCTTTCGCTTTCTCCTGCTTGCCTTCGCTCCACACGGCTGTTCCTGCGTCAAGCCATGCCTGCACCATTGATTCATCGTCTGCCGGGAGGCTGTCTCCGACTTCATACTGGTGTGATCTGTAAAGGATATGCTCTCTCCTTTTATACTTACTTGACTTTTACCAGTACCTCATTATGCTCTCTAGGCTTCTTGGGTCTGGCATGGAACAGGTTCTCCAAGGCTTTGAAGAGTAACTGTTCCGTTCATGCTCCCTGAGTATTCTTTGGGGTAGCTGTACTAGTCGCCTGCAGTGCGGTCTTTTTCATTCCCCGCTACCGAGTGTTAAATCGCACCCACGCATCCATGCTCTCGGTATTCTCTCTCTGCGTGTTTCTCATCTGCCTCCGAACCGTTGTTGTTTTACTTGGGTCTGCGTTCCCTACCCCAATTACGACAGCTATTCATGCAGGCTCATGTCCTGCTGCCGGAGCGATTTACTGCGGCGGCTCGCTCCTACCTATCGGTTTTTATCCTGGTCGATGCTTGCCAGTGTGTTTCTTCGGTATTCAGTTTTTAGGTGTGATGCATACGCATCGTTCTGTTTTTTTGGTATCTGTTGCCTGCACCGGGCAGGTGTAGTTGATTTTGCCATTGTCAGTGCTGCTTCGAAGCATTCCGCTTTCGTACAGGTGCTTCCTTGCGTATCTGGCACTCACTCCCTTTGTGCTACAGAAGTGATTAAACTCCGGAACTCTGATGCGGTATTCTCCGTCCTCTAGTTCCTTACCCTTGGTCAGTTCTGTTACAAAGGTATCTGTGTCAATCAGTGCGGCCTGCTTGTCCAGTGCTCTCCATTCTGCCAGTTCATCAAGTCCGTTGATGTTAACCTGTGCCTTGCTGAACACATCCAGTATCATGGGGATTCTTTCATCCGGGGCCGCTGCCAGTATCTTTGCTATCTGTATGGCAGTCTTGATATCCAGTTCTTCCATTCCACTTGCTCCTCTCTGTTAGATGGAATGCTGTGCGACCTCTGCCTTGTACGGTTCTCCACCTCTGGCGAGTTCACGGTACATGGTAGCCGAGTGGACACCGATTGCCATCGCCATCTCATCTACTGTTTTGCCCTGTGCGTTCAGTGCTTCGATTTTCTTTCTGTCCTCGAATCCGATGCGCTTGTACGCTTTTCTCGGTCGCTTATTGGTTGCCATTGCTCTCCACCTCCTCTGTTTTTAGGCAAAAAAATAAATGCGCCAGAGTGATTATTCACTCTAACGCATTTATCAATTTCTTATAAAATCAGGACCACCCGTCCAACGGGTGGTTTGCTCTAGGGCTATAAGCCCTTGTTACTAGGCCAGCGTCTCAAGGCGCTGGCTTTCTCTTTCGGCTATGAGA